GCCGATTTTTTTCGTGTACGAGATCGGGCGATTTTTTTCCACCCCCCGTAGGATGGCACCACATGAGCAGCAAGAGAACACTGCGCCCAGGTCAGAAGATCAAAATCCCCTGGGGTCTCGATAGGGTCGATGCGGTTGTTAGCGACATCATCATCCGTGACAATGGGCGCTACGTCTTGCTCCTCATCGAACTGAAAGGCGACCCAGGGGTGCCAGACGAGACCATCGAGTGGCAGTTCCCCGAGGAGTCTCTTCTCGCTGCCACGGGCTGACCAGTCTGGGTTCCAGGGTTCGATCAGACTAGGAGTAGCTATGTTCAAGAGAAAGGTGGTCCACCACGTCAAAGGCGCATCCCACGTTGCCCACCTGTTGCCGTGCCCGACCCTCACAGGAGCCTGCTCATGGCCGACCCTGCCTGAGGGGGACGATGGGAAGTGTGACTGGTGTCGAGAGGCTGATCAACGCTGGAAGCCTCTTCTCGCTGCCACAGGAGACCAGGAGTAGCTATGTTCAAGAGGAACAAGGGAGAACCTGCCACTGAGAGGCAGCAGGAGTTCTTGCTGATGCTTCTGGCCAAGGCTGAGGCGCTCTTTGATGGTCCTGTGATGGTGGGCAACTGGCCTCTGACCAAGAGGCGCATCAAGAAGCTCACAAAGGCAGAGGCTTCAGTGGTTATCGACCAACTGAAGCCTCTTGTGTGGGACTCCTGAGTTGTTAGTCAAACGAACTCACTCGGGCATCCCTGGGGGCAAGGTCCAAAGTCAGTGCGAATACCGCACAGGGCGCAGTACGCTTCGTCGATGTAGTCTTCCCGACCGTACCCATGGTCGGGTGGCATGGGCAGCCACTCCTCGTAGGTGCCTACCCAGTCCACCTGCTCGTCGTCGTTAGGTGTCATGTGTTCCTCCTTCTTCAAGACCCCTTGGCACTGGTGGCTCTCCAACTCGTGCCAGGGGACGATCTTCTCGCAGAAGTTGCACTCCATGCCGTCCATTCCCAGGGTGAGGGGCTGAGGGGTGGTGTTGCTGTTGCTCATGCCTACAGCATACCACACCGTGGCTACCTTTGTCAACAGTTTTCTTGGGGACTCTTGCAGGAAGTCTACAAAAGAAGAGGCTCCAGTGGTTACTACCCAACTGGAGCCTCTTGCAGAGGAACGGGGTGGTGGGGTTGTCAGCCCCTCCTGTGTTCCAGGTAGGCTTTCAGCCAGGCTCCCAGCGCCCCTGCGCCGTAGCTGCGGTCCCACCGTCCAACCCAGTTGTCCAGTGCGGCAGCTAGGCTCTCCTGAGTGAATGGGATGAACGGCGCTTCCATCTCATAGTCCCACACAAAGTATTCGTGGATGGGCTGGTAAGGGATGTCCCCGTCTTCCTTGTCCCAGAAGGTCAGCTCGATCCAGGGGCCGCCGTTCCAGTCAGCACGGACGTGGGCGAGAAAGCGCCCATCCTTCTCGATGGTGCGAATCTCTGTGAGTCGTTCAGCCATTGTTGCTTCCTCCTTCTCTTGGGTGCCAGGTAGTTCCTGGGCTGTTGCCTATAGTTGTACTATACCGTGGCTGCCTTGTCAACAAGTTTCTCTAGGACTTTCGACCTATCTCTCAGGCCCCACAATGTCGCCAGGCTTGACGACGATGGTCACTGGGACCCACGAACGACCACGTGCCGCCCGACGAGCAACGGTAGCTACAAGCGTGCCGTCCTTGTTGACTTTGCGAACAGTTGCAGCGCTGGGTCGCTTCTCTCCCAACCTCTTGAGTTGGACCATGATACGATCGCCAGGCTGGTACTGAGTGGTGTTGCTGTTGTTCATACTTGTGTTATACCACATCGTGGCCACCCTGTCAAGTAGTTTCCTGTAGAAAGTTTACAAAAAGGAGAGGCTCCAGTTTACAGAATGGCCCACCTCGTGGGAAGTGGGCCAATCTGCGCTTCTCTGATTGAGCTTCACGCTGCCTTGCTCACCTCGTTCTCCATTCCTGCCAGTTCCAGCAGGTAGGTGGTGGCTTCCTGGGCCAGCTTGGCAGCCTTGTACAGGGCCATGGGGTCTGCCTTTAGGGTCTTGAGCCAGGAGTTCAGGTAGCTGACGTGTTCGATGTGAGGCTCAGTTTCCACCTGGAAGTGTGCCGCCAGGAAGGTGGCCCCTAGTTCCGCTACCAGCTCCTCAGCCCCATACTCGTTGTCACCAAAGCGCTTGCCAGTCTCACGTCCCAGACGCTGGGGTGCGCTGGTCCAGTGGATCAGTTCGTGGAGCAGGGTGCCGTAGTAGCCCTGAGCGTTGTCGAACTGCTCCACCAGAGGCATGGTGATGGTGTCAGTTGAAGGACGGTAGAAAGCTGCATCTCCAGGAACGTGCTGGATGTTTGCCCCAGTGGCTGCCACGAATCGCTCCACCTCGTCCTGGCGCTCCACCTCGTTCTTGATGGGGGCCTGAGGAAGCTTGTAGCCGTCCTGCTGGGCGATGTTGAAAACGACGAAGTATGACGCCCACACCTTGGCTTCTTGCTCGTGACCCTCACCCTGGCAGGGAGCCTGATCCTTGTGGCCACACTCACAGACGTAGGTGCGGCCCCACTTGACCAGCTTGACGCCACGCTCGCCACGGCGCACCTGGCCACCCAATTCCTGCCACTGCTTGTAGGTGGCCCACACAGCTTGGCTGTAGCCCTGTTCCGCTGCAACGACCATCAGCATCAGTTGGTTGAACCCCTGATACGCCTTCTTGGTCTTGGCGTTGGAATGCAGGCCACTACCAGCCAGAGCCTTCCAAGGCTTCTGCCAGTTGCCAGCCTGGCCCTGCTCGATCATGGCAACGATCTTGTCAGTGAGGTTCTGGAAGAGGTCTTGTGTCTTGCTCATACCCATAGTATGCCACAGCGCTGCTGCCTTGTCAACAGGTTTTTTGAGATTTCTCCAAAAAATGTGTTGACACCCCTGAAATCGTGGTTACATTGATGTGTAGAGGCAGAGAAAGTGACAGCCTGATGGTTATGTTTGCTAAGCGGTATCGGTGCAAGAACGAACGCATTCCCATGTGTGACCGAGGGGATGGGACGCCGCCACGCAAGAGGTGTCGATACTGCGGTTCTGAGTTCTACATCGAGGAAGGTCTGTACGGGGTCTTTGACTGGCGAAGTGACAACCTCTACGACCCCGCTGATGCCAAGTCGTGGCACAAGACTGACGACAAGGCCTCTTCTGTGGCTGAGGGTGAAGAGGTCAGCCGATGGGTACCAGCTTCCATGCTGGGGTTCGTTACCCATCAATGAATACGGTACGCCGTGGGGCGTAGTGGCCTCCAAAGCCACGAGGGTGGGTTCGACTCCTACACCGTATGCCATTTTGCAGCCCAGACGCAATTCATCGCCTCCTTGCGCTGGTGCTGCAGGGTGGAGCTTCAAGCCTTGCTGATGTGGGGTTGGTATGGGGAACGCTTGAGGCTCCACCCTTCCTCCCTTTGGGGATGATGCGGTTTCGACAGAAGGTAAGGCGCTCAGGGCGCACCTTCTGGAACAGGGTTCGACTCCCTGCATCTCCACTTAACAGCTAGCGGGTGGTCTAGATATGGAAGCAGCAGGCCGTGAGACTGACGCTACTTCTGAGTTCCAGCGTGTAGCGCGTGCTGTTACTTTGATGCGTGAGCGGCGTGATCCTGCACTCACTGCCTTTATCGCCGCACACGGCTTTGGGGTGAGTCGTCAGGAGCTTGAGGCGATGGGGTTACCACAGAGCATCAGCCTTGAAGGAGAGATGTGATGCCTGAGAAGCGCTACTGGCACTGCTATGGAGGGGTCGCTGAGGACTTTGGAGGTAGTTGGGCGCTCATAACGGTTGAATCCACCCTGCCTGGCGATGAGATGCCGAAGGAACTCACCAGTGGCTTCCTGTTACTGGCGAGCTTCGACCACGAGCCTACCGATAGCGAGAAGGACGCGCTGGCTCCATTCTGACGACTCCCCCCACTGGCACCCTGACACAGTAGCTCAATTGGCTAGAGCACTGCCCTGTCACGGCAGAAGGTGAGGGTTCGAATCCCTTCTGTGTCGCCTCTTGGGGAATGTCAAGGAGACAAGGAACCCTTGCAAGGTTCCTCAGGTGGGTTCGATTCCCACATTCTCCACATTTCTACGCTTAAGGAGGTGCTTGGATGCGCCCTGGTCCCATGCCTAAAGAGGAAGGCAGGAAACAAGGACGCTACCAGCGCCCAATCGTGCCGCTGAGTGGCAACGCCCTGGCCCTGGATAAGTACCCCCCAGATGAAGACTGGCGACCTGATGTTAAGGACGACTGGGCAACCTTCTGGAACTCAGACGTGGCCCATGCAGTGGCTGAGTCAGATATCCCCGCTCTCTATCGTCTCTTCGACCTACGGAATATGGAGCGCTTGTTTCACGAAGCTGCCTTAGCTGAGCCTACGGTTGTTGGCTCGAAGGGCCAGACTGTGCTGAATCCTTTGCTCCGTCAGGCAGATTCTATACGGGCTGAGATCAGGCAGTTAGAGGATCGCTTTGGTCTGAACCCTGCTGCCAGGGCCAAGCTGGGGATCGACACCTCAAAGCTGCGGAAGTCTTTGGCTGACTTGAATGAGGTGGTGGTCAATGACGCAGAGGAAGAAGACCCCAGGGCTTATTGAATCGCCCCAGACCCTGATCGATGGCAAGCTTCCTCCCACTCTTGGCCCCTATGTTGTCAGGTGGATGGAGAACAACCTCGTATATGGCCCTGGCGACCTTCAAGGACAGCCCTACAGGGTGGCCCCTTTCCTCAAGCGCTTCATTTACCGCCTCTATGAATACCACCCCCAGACAGGTAGGCGTCTGGTTCGTAGGGCAGTTCTAGGCGTGCCCAAGGGTAACAGCAAGTCAGAGATCGCTGCCGCTATTGCGCTCAACGAGTTGGCTGGCATCAGCGTTGTCATTGATGGCAAGCCATCGATGCGCCCTGATCCTGATATCCCCGTGGCTGCCGCCTCCTATGAGCAGGCTGACATCGTTTACAGCACTGCTCGTGCAATGTCGGAGCCTCTGGACGACTTCCTTGAGCGCTACGATAAGGAGATTCTCCTCAAGGATGCTCCTGGCAGGCTCTACAGGGTGGCTGCCGTGGCTGGCACCAACGATGGACGTAGGCCCACGACCTTTGTGGCTGATGAAGTCCACGAGTGGGTGGGTAACACAGGCAGAGTCCATCTGGTCCTGTCCAATGGCCTGGCCAAGCGAACTGATACGCTGGAGCTGAACATAACTACTGCTGGCGCTGACCTTCATGGCAGCGTTGCAGGCAGGCTCTACCAGTATGGCAAGCTCGTTGCCTCTGGTGAGGTCGAGGATGAGTCCTTCCTGTTCCAGTGGTATGAGGCAAGCCCTGAGTGGGACCTGGATGACGACGAGGAGCTTCTAGCTGCCATTGCAGAGGCTAACCCCGCTCCCTGGATCGACCACAAGCGCATTGCTGACAGGTTGCGCATCGACAGAATCCCTGAGCATGAGTTCAGGCGCTACCACCTCAACCAGTGGGTGAGCGCTGGGTCGGAATGGCTGCCTCCTAATGCTTGGCGCGACCTGGCCACTGACGATGGCCACCCTGCTCCTGGCACCAAGGTTGTGCTGGGGTTCGACGGCTCATACAACAGGGATGCCACCGCCATCTATGGGTGGACAGTTCCCACTCCTGACAGGCCCAAGCCTCATGGCTTTGTGGTGGGCCTTTGGGAGACAGACGGCAGTCCTGACTACAAGGTGCCCCGCCACGAGGTGCAGAAGGTTCTTAGGGACGCCTTCAAGAAGTATGAGGTTGTCGAGCTGGTCTGTGACCCTTGGCGCTGGGAGAACGAAATTGAAGAGTGGGCTGAGACCTATGGGGATGTGGTCACTGAGTTCCCCACGAACAGCAGTAAGCGTATGTCTCAAGCTTGCGCAATCTTTTATGGTGCAGTCGTCCAGGGCGACATCACCCATGATGGTGACCCCAGGATGGAGCGCCACATCTCCAACACTGTTGTGAAGGAGACTGTGGACGGTGCCTACATCACCAAGGACGGACGTAACAGCCCCAACAAGATCGACTTGGCTGTTGCTGGTGTGATTGGTCTCAGCAGAGCATTGAGCCAGGAGGAGCCAGAGTGGCCTACAATCGAACTAATCTGATCTTGTTCGCTCTCTTTCTTGTTGGGTGTCTAGCGGCCCTGGTGGGCGTTGGTCTGTACGACTACAGGTTGTCTTTGATCCTGGGTGGCTTGGGCTTGGCTGCCTTTGCTTTGACAGTTGACGTGGAGGTTTAAGCCTATGCGCCTTGTTGATCGTCTCTGGACCCCACGAAACCAGGGCCAGGGCCTGCGGGCCGTTCAGCTCTTTGAGACGTGGAGAGAGACCCCCCAGGAAGGTAACCTAAACGACTTCAGAGACTATGTGTATAACGCCTACAGGAGCAACGGCGTTATTTTCAGCGCTATCCTTGCCAGGATGTCTCTCTTCTCAGAGGCTCGATTCAAGTTCAAGCCTCTGGACAGCGATAGGCTCTTTGGCAACGAGGAACTGCGCATTCTTGAGCGCCCATGGAGGGGTGGAACTACAGGCGACCTGATTGCTCGTATGGAGCAGGACGCCTCCCTTGCTGGCAACGCCTACATTTACAGGGACCCTGAGAGGGGAATCTTGCAGCGCTTGCGCCCTGACTGGGTGGAGATCGTCACCGATGGCTACGAGGTGGTGGGTTATCTCTACACCGTTCCTGGCAAGAAGCCTGTGCTGTTGCCAGAGATGGACGTAGCACATTGGGCACCCATCCCTGACCCTGATGCCAACTTCAGGGGAATGTCGTGGATTACCCCTGTCGCTGAGGAAGTCCTGGCTGATAAGGAGATGACCAGGCACAAGCGCAAGTTCCTGCAGAATGCTGCCACTCCCAACATGATCGTTAAGGTGGATGGCAAGCTACCCACAGAGGTCAAGAGGGACCTTAAGGCAGCCTTGGCTGAGCGTCATGAGGGTGTTGAGAATGCCTACAGGACGCTGCTGCTGGAAGGCGGTGCAGATGCCAAGATCGTGGGTAGGGACCTTAGAGAGATGTCCTTCGAGATTACCCAGGCTGGCGGTGAGAACAGGATTGCCGTGGCCTCTGGCGTCCCCTCTGTGGTCATTGGCCTGAAGGAAGGTCTGCAGGCAGCCACCTACAGCAACTACCAGCAGGCTATGAGGCGATTCGCTGATCTGACTGGTCACCCTGCCTGGAGAGGGATGGCAGGTGCCCTTGAGAAGCTAGTGAATACGCCTCCTGGCGCAGAGCTTTGGTACGACACCTCGGACGTTGCTGCCTTGCGTGAAGACAGACAGAAGCAGGCAGAGATCGACCAGCGTAGGGCGCTAACTCTAGAGTCGTATGTGAGGGCTGGATATACGCCTGAATCTGCTATTGAAGCTGTTACTTCAGGCGACATCACCAGGCTTGTCCACACTGGCCTGTACAGTGTCCAGCTCCAACCTCCTAGCGAGACAGACGTGGACGCTGCTGCAGATGCAGACGCTAATGCTGATGTAGAACAGGAGAGCACTAATGGATAGTCCTGAGTTCCCAAGGGATGACCTGATCAGGATGGTGGAGCTGCCTGTTGCTCAGGTTGAGTTTCGTGCAGAAGACAACACTGACTCCTTGGGCCTTTTGGTGGGTTATGCAGCCGTCTTCAATGAAGACACCATCATCAATAGCTGGGAAGGCAACTTCGTGGAGCGTATTGCCCCAGGTGCCTTTGCCAAGACCTTGAGGGAAAGAGGGCACAAGGTAAAGGTCCTTTTCAATCATGGCTTTGACCCCAGCATTGGCGACAAGCCCCTTGGTAAGCCTTCAGTCATGGAAGAGCGCAGCAAGGGCCTGTGGGTGGAGGTGCCGCTCGATGACACCTCGTACAACAGAGACCTGCTGGCGTCCTTGAAGTCTGGCGCTTTGGATGGAATGAGCTTCAGGTTCAGCGTCATCAAGGAAGAGTGGGACGACTCAGATGACCTTGAACTTCCTGTGCGCACCCTGAAGGAAGTAAAACTTTACGAGTTTGGCCCTGTCACCTTCCCTGCGTATGAGGCAACCACAGCAGGTGTGAGGGGCAGGGTGGCCTACGACCTTTACAGGCGTGGGATTGCTTTAGACAAGCCTGCAGCCGTCTCTGAAGACACTGCAGACGAGTCAACTGATGAGCCGTCTACACAGACACTCAGCAGCAGGAAGAGGGTTAGGTCTGGCCCTGGAAGACAGACCCTTGCCGCTTTGAGGAAACTCAAGGGACTGGCAGTAGACAAATAATCAACGAGGACAATCCAAATGAAGAAGGATCGACTTGCAGAGATTGCCGCTCGTGCTGCTGAGATCGAGGAAGAGCTTACTGCTCTGTACGAGCTGGACGAACTCGATGACGAGCAGGCTGCTCGTTGTGACGAGCTTGAGGCGGAAGTGCAGCGCCTTGCAGATGAGGCAGAGCAGATTGAAGCTCGTAATGAACAGCTTGCTCGTGCCACTCAGCTTGCTCGTGTGGCTGACAACATCGAGCGTGGCTACGATGCTCCCAAGTTCAACAAGGGAAGCCTGGCAGACACTGACATCGACCCTCTGAGGGCTTCGCGCTCTGAGGTTCGTGATGCTGCTCTGCGCAGGAACGAGGCCCTTGAGATGGACCTTGGCGACATCACTGACGAGGTGCGTGCCCAGCTTGAGGGTGCCATCCGTGGCAGCACTGTCAAGGACAGCCGTGGTGTGGTGGGCGGCCTTGTGTTGACCACCACCACTGACGCCTACCGTTCGGCTTTCCAGAAGGGCCTTGCGGGACGCAATGACCTGTGGACCCCTGAAGAGCGTGAGGCTGTTGCTCGTGCGGCTGAGTTCAGGGCTGCTATGGGCCTGACTGATGCCAATGGTGGCTACGGTGTGCCTGTCCACCTGGACCCCACTGTTATCCTGACCAATGACGGTGCCCAGGGTGCGATTCGCAGCCTTGCTCGTGTCGAGCGTATCACCACCAACCAGTGGAACGGTCTGAGCAGCGCTGGCGTGACTGCTGGCTGGGGCGCTGAGTTCGCTGAGGTATCTGACGGCAGCCCCACCTTTGGGCAGCCCAGCGTTGAGGCGCACAAGGCCCATGCCTTTGTCCAGGGTTCCATCGAGATCGTGCAGGACTTCAGGGGCCTTGAGTCTGAGATCATGATGATGTTCGCAGACGCTAAGGCTCGCCTGGAAGCGCCTGCCTTTATCAACGGCTCTGGCAGTGGCCAGCCCCAAGGTGTGGTCACTGGCCTGCTGGCTGAGGACGGTACTCCTAACGTTGTTGATCCGTCAACCCCTGAGGCGTTCTCCCCCGAGGTTGATGTCTACAACGTCAAGAATGCTCTGGCTGTGCGCTGGCGTGGCAACGGCGTCTTCGTGGCTGCCCCTGGCACCATCGACGTGATTCGCCAGGCTGGTGCTGAGCGCAACACCTTCTTGGTTGACCTTGGTGGCGCTACTCCCACTCGTCTGATTGGGTATCCCCTGGCTGAAGACGAGAACATGGCTGATGCCAGCCAGATCGACGATACCAAGTCTGAGGATAATCCTGTCTTGCTGTTTGGTGACTTCAAGGCTGGTTATCTGATCGTCGATCGTGTGGGCATGGCCGTGGAGTACGTCCCCCATGTGTTCCACACTGACAACAACCTGCCTATGGGTGTTCGTGGTTGGTACGCATACTGGCGTGTGGGTGCTGGCCTGATCAACTCCAAGGCGCTGAAGGTGCTGAACGTCGCCACTACCGCCTGATCAGGGCAATTCATTGAGGGATGGGGGCCATAGCGCCCCTATCCCTCATCAGGTTTATGACAGCAAGGAGTTTGGTTATGGCTCGCAAAAAGAAGAGGAAGCCAGCGCTGACTGGCCCTGTTGTGGTGCGCCGCACATTCATGGTGAATGGGAAGCTCTACAGGAAGGGCACCATCGTGGACGCCTCAGACCCTGTGGTTGCAGGTAGGGAAGAGGCTTTTGCCCCTGTGGTCGAGCAGGCCACGGCAGCGCCTGGTGAGGTTCGTACTATCCCAGCCAGGAAGAAGGAAGAGAAGACTGAAGAGCCTATCGAGGAACTCCAGGAAGAGCAGCCTCAGGAGGGTTCTGACGAATCGTAAGGAGGGCAGCTATGAGGATTGCCGTTCTCAAAAATACGCCTCATACCCTCCTTAAAACTTTCCATGACAGCGATGGTACCCAGGTTGACGCTGGTGATGTCACTGTCAGGGTAGAGGATGCTGCTGGCCAGGAAGTAGTGGCTGAGACGCCAGCTACCAAGTCTGGCTCAGGTGCTGAGACCACCTATAGCCTTGATCTGGAAGCCCAGCCTGACGTTGCTCTTCTGATCGTCACCTGGACAAGTCCCACCCACGGGGTGAGGGAAGACCTGGTTGATGTCGTAGGAGCGCATCTGTTCACCATTGAAGAGGCTAGGGCAGCCACCATGACTGGTGGGCAGACGCCTTTGAGCAACCTCCCTGCGAACGTTTTGAGGCAGTGGAGGTCTTACGTCACTGGCCTGTTTGAGCAGCGCACAGGACAGAGTTTCATCCCTAAGTACGGCAGGATGAAGCTCAGAGGGGAGGGCACCCGTAGCCTGTGGTTCCCTGACGGTATCCCTGTCACAGCGCAGGGACTGCCGCTCGATGCTGGCGGTGAGAACAGGGACATTAGGCGCATCCTGTCTGTAACCATCAATGGCCAGGCTCAGGACGTGGATGACTTTTTCCCTGCTCGTCAAGGCATCGAGTCCAGGTTCACTATCCCTAAGGCTACCTCTGGCAACCCATTCAACGTGGTTGTGGAGTATGAGTATGGCAGGCTGCCTGTCGCTGAAGCTCGTGAGAACGCCTTGAGGATGATGTTTGCCAATGCGGTGGCTAGTGATCTTCCTTCCAGGGCTACATCGTTCAACAACGAGGATGGCACCTTCAGGCTTACCACTTTCCCTGTGGAGGTTGAGGAGTTCCTGAGGAGCCACGACAGGAGGGGAGTGTTGGCCTAATGGTGTTCACAATCCCTGACTTCTTGGATGAGCTGGCTGACCAGCTAGAGCAGCGCCCTAACCTGGCTGGCGCAACTCCACCCATCAAGGTGGTCACCTATTTCCCTTCCCCAAAGGAGGATACAGGTGATGTGATCATTCTTGGTCACACCACCAACACTGAGATGGAACCTGCTGCCTTGGGGAATCGACGCTACCAGCAGCCCAACATTGTGAGTTCTGAAATCCGTGTGGTGCGCCCTGGTAGTGGAGAACGCGTGGCTATGGAAGCCAGAGACAGGGCAGCCTTGATGCTCACAGAAGTCCATTTGCAACTCAAGGAAGACCCGCCCAATGTAGGGGATCAGACCATCAGCGCTCACATCGCTAATGCTGAGATGCTGCAGTTTCCTTCTGAATCAGGGGCGGTGCCTGTGAGAGTCTGCTTGATCGCCTTTGACATCAACTATGAGGCAAGAGTATGAGGATTGTATATGTAGGCCCTGCTCGCAGGGTTCAGGTTCCTGCACTCTCGCTTGTTGCGGAACGAGGTAAGCCAATAACTGTAAAGAAGAGTGTGGCTGACTCACTGCTGTCTCAGTCTGTGTGGCAAGCAGTGACGGAAGATGAACAGCCTACTACTGAGGAACAGGAGAGTAACTGATGGCTATTCCCACAGGACTTAGCGCTCAGTTGGGTGTGGCTGAAGAGTCTACCTATGGCACTGCTGAGACGCCTAATCGCTTTTACGAGTTCGTTAGTGAGTCCATCACCCTTGAGATCGAGCGCCTGGAGTCCCAGGGCCTGAGGGCTGGTCAGCGCATTCTGCGCTCCGACCGCTGGGCTGCTGGCAGCAAGACTGTCTCAGGCTCGATTGATATGGAGCTGCACACCACTGGTATGGGCCTGTGGTTGGCTCATATGCTTGGTGGTGCATCTAGTGAGCAGACTGGCACCCTTGCCTACACCCATACCTTTGTGCCTGACGACTTGCCTACTGGTCTGACCATTCAGATTGGTCGCCCCAGCAACGACGGCACTGTTAACCCCTTCACCTACAACGGCTGCTTGATCAGTGAGTGGGAGATCGCCGCTGAGGTTGGTGGTATTGGCACTCTCAGTGTGTCGATTGTGGGTGTGGATGAAGACACTGATACGGCGCTGGAGCAGGCTGTTTACGGGGACTCTGATCTGCTGACCTTTGTGAATGCCAGCCTTGAGATTGATGAAGCTGAGATTGACGTAACCTCAGCCAGCATCTCAGGTAACAACGGCTTGAACACTGACAGGCGCAGGCTTGGCAGCCAGCTAATCAAGCGCCCACTTCAGAATGCTCTGCGAGAATACACAGGCACGATTGAAGCGTACTTTGACGACTTGACCGCCTACAAGCGCTTTGTGAATGGCGAAGAGGGTAAGCTCACCCTCAAGTTCGTTGGTGGTGAGATTGAGTCAGGCACTGATTACTCGTTGACCATCACCGCTAATGTGCGCTTTGATGGCGAGACTCCCCAGGTGGGCGGTCCTGAGGAACTGATGCAGCCTCTGCCCTTCAAGGTGGTTGAGAGTTCAGACGGTGATGCCATCGAGGTTGTGTACGTCACCACTGACACCACACCTTAAGGAGTGATTCTATGGCCTCAGGTGCAATCATAGTCGAGGGCCTGAGGGAGTTCAGCAGGGAGCTACGCCAGTTCGATGACAAGAAACTGCTAGCTGCGGCCCATAAGTCTGTGAGTTCTTACGTTGGTCAGGAGACTGACAAGAACAGGCGCAGGCTTATGGGCCGTTTTCCTTCTCTGAAGAAGCTGGAGATCAAGCCATCAGCAGCTACTTCAAAGGTGCAGCTAACCCTGCGAGCACCCTTTGGTCACGCCTCTGAGTGGGGAACTAGGACACATGTGGTGTTTGGCAGGCGTGTGCCTGTAAGCAGGATGCGTAGGCCTGTGTGGCCTGCGTGGAGCACTGATGGCCACCTAGCTCATCCTGTTATTCGTGACAAGGCTGATGAGATTGGCGAGCGCTACTTGCTTGCCATCGAGGAAGCCACCAGGGCTATCTTCCCTGATTAGTGCAGCAAGGAGAGGAGAGATTATGGCTAAGGCTCAGATCGACACTTCTGTTATTGTTATCGTGGTAGACGGCACCAAGTACGAGCTTCGTCCTGGTGCCCTTACTGGCAAGATCGTCAGGAAGGTCAGGGAGACCACTGGGCGCTCGTTGCAGTCAGCGATGAATGACCTGGCTGAAGACCCTGATCTGGATAGCTTGGCGATTGTCTGCTATGCCGCTGCCCTTCAGAGCAGGGGTAAGGCAGATTTCGATAAGATTGAATCGTCCATCTCCTACTCTTCTGACATCACTATTGAGCAGAAGGAGGATGAAGAGCAGGGGGAAGCTTGAGGCAGGCACTGGTTCACCAGTTGCCTGCCCTTACGCTGCGCTTTGGCTTGACCCCTGAAGACATCGATAACATGACCTACAACGAGGTACTGGTCTACGTCCATGCTCACAACCAGCTCGTGAAGCAGGAACAAGAGCAAGCTAGAAAGTTAGAGAGACAGGCCAGGCGAAGGAGGTAACCAGTGGCGAAGAAGAACCTGCAGGTTACCATCATTGGCGACGCCACGAGCCTGAAGCGCACCCTCAAGGGTGCAGGCGACGACGTAAACAAGTTCAGCAGCAAGGTCAGCGGTGTTGCTGGGAAGCTGGGTTCTGCGCTAGGCAGTGTGCTGCGTAAGGTCACCAACCTTGCGCTTGGCGTCGTGGGCACACTCACTGGCATTGGTACCGCCATTGGTACCTTCGCCATCAAGGGTGGTATTGAACGGGCGCTAGCCACTGAAGACGCCATTGTTGGCATGAGGCGTCTTGGCCTGGAAGTGGATCAGATCGATAAGCTGGTCCAGGCTGTTGACGAAACCTTTGATGGCACAGTCTTCAGCAACCCTGAAGGTTTCGCCCTGACTCAGCGCCTGATTGGCCTAGGTGTCGAGCTTGACAACATCCCTGGCTACATCAAGACGATCTCTGATATGGCAGCACATGGCAATGTGCCGCTGGATCAGATGTCGTCCATCATTGAGCGCATCATCTCCAACAATAGGGTCAGTAACGAGGAGATCAACAGGCTAGCTGACGCTAACATTCCTCTGACTGCCTTGGCGGAAGCCTTGGGTATGACAGTGGAGGAGATGCGCAATGTCGCCTCAAACGGTGAGTTAAGCGCTGAAGCGTTCCTTGAAGCTGCTGCGTCGGTGGAGATGTTCGACGGGGCTGCCAAGGCTGCTGGTACCACCACTCGTGGAGCCTTCAAGAACACTATCACCCAGCTAAAGGTTCTTGGTGAGCAGCTAATCAAGCCAATGTTTGGTGAGGGCGGCCCACTGGTTAGGCTCTTCACCGCAGCTCGTCAGGCGCTGATCGATATCCGACCCTACTTCAAGGATGCTGGTGAGCAGATTGGTAACTTCTTGGTGCCCAAGATTGAGGCGCTGTCTGCCTGGCTGGAGAGCGGTGGACTCCCTGACCTGATCGAGAACGTCAAGACCAAGTTCTCTGACTGGCAGGGCGTGGCGTCTGAGCTATGGGTCAAGGTCCAGGAAGGTATCGACACAGTCCAGGGCTTCATCACCAAGCTCAAGGAGTCTGAAAACCCCTTTGGCCAGTACGAGGGTCTGCTCACGTCTCTGAAGGACACCTTTATTGTCCTGTCAGGGCCTATGAGCTTGATCGTCAGGGAGCTGATGCCTGCCCTGATGCCTGTGATCTCAGCCCTTCTGCCGCCTCTGGCAACGTTGGCTCAGGAGTTGGCTCCTTCCTTGGCAGAGGTCATGGCATCCATCGCTGGGGCAGCTATCCCTGTCCTGGTTAGTGCTCTGGATGGGCTAGCTAACCTGCTGAGGGGGCACCCTGAGGTGGTGTACGCCTTGATTGCTGCTTTCGCTGCCTTCAAGACAGTAATGATGGTGCAGATGGTGGGCCAGATGATCCCTACTGTGACGAAAGCGTGGACTGGCCTTACCGCCTTGTTCAAGGCTAACCCCTGGGCACTGCTCATCTCCTTCATCGTTGCCCTGGTCACCATCGTTATAGCGAACTGGGACAAGATCAAGGAGTACCTGAGCAAGGTCTGGAATTGGATCAAGGATACTGCCGCCAGTGTGGGCCAGTGGTTCAAGGACAGATGGAATGATGCCCTGGAGTTTGTGAAGAGGATATTCTCCAACTTCACAGGCCCTGGCCTCCTGATAAAGCACTGGAACAAGATCAAGAGCGGTATCAGGAACGTCGTCAATTTCTTCAAGGACAAGTGGAATTCCGCCATCGACTTCTTCAGGGAGCTGCCTGGCAAGATCAGCGACGCCGCTAGGGGTATGTGGGATGGTATCAAGAACAACTTCAGGGATGTCCTGAACTCCATCATTAGGTGGTGGAATGGCCTGCACCTGGAGTTGCGCATTCCTTCCAACGCCGTCACTGACTTCTTTGGCATCTCAGGCAAGGGCTTCAGGATCGACACTCCCAACATTCCCCTGCTTCACCAGGGCGGTATCGTGCCTGGTAGGCCTGGTGAAGATGTCCTGGCTATCCTACAGGCTGGGGAGAAGGTCATTCCTGTAGACGAGGTGAAGCGTGGTGAAGAGTCTCGCCTTCTGCTGGCAGAGACGATCAACTTCTACGGCACTCCTGAGAGAATGGTTAGGGACGTGGCTGAAGCAACATCCCTTGAGTTGCGCCTGGCGTAAGGAGGACATATGGCACTTCTGGACTACCAGCGCTCTTACAGGGGTTTGCTGTTGGGAGAGGGCACAGCCTATGACATCATTGAAGAGGATGGTGTCGAGTCTCTGACGGTCAGGGATGGAGACAGAGAGTTTCCCAGGGCATCTGGCTCCATCCCTGGCAAGCACTACGCAGAGTCCAAGGTCATTGTCCTGACCACTGAGGTTGTGGGGCCTCTGAACGACACTGAAGAGCTGTTCAACGACTTCAAGAAAGCTTTTCAGCTATCAGAAGACGAGGAATACCCCTACATCTTCAAGAACCCTGGACAAGATGAGCGCTTCATCAGGGCCAGGCCGATCAGGCGTCCTAGGGTCAGGACCCTGGAATCTGAGTTGGGCGTAACGCAAATGCAAGTGGCGCTCAAGGCGTCAGACCCTCGTATTTACTCGTCAGCTACCAAGAATGTCCTGGTCTCTAAGTTCGACGTGGGGGGCGGGGGCTTTGATCTTCCTGTAGACCTGCCTATCGATATGGTCGCGCCTACAACCACTGTTGCGGTGGCTCGTAATGATGGAGACAGCTACGCATACCCTCTTGTCAGGTTCTTCCACAACAGCGACAGCGTTGCTCAGGTGAACGGTGTCACCCTGCAGAATCTGACCAATGGAGATGTTCTGACAATCGAGACAACCATTGCTCCTGGGCAGCAGTTGTACGCTGACATGGACGCATACATCAGGGCCACTGGTGGCTTGATTATCTATTCAGACAACTCATCTTACTACAGCTTTTGGAAGCTACCCCGTTCGCCCTTCAGGTTGTCTCCAGGTGACAACTTGCTTGCACTGCACATCGACGGCACGGCAACCACTGAGCTTATCTGCGTTGTGACCTTCAGGGACACCTATCTGTAAGGAGAATTCATGGCTACCACATACTACGATCCTGCCTGGGACGTTTTCGCTCTTCAGGACCGCACAGACAAGGACGGCGAAGAACTCACTGACGTGAGCGGCGAAGACGCTCGTCTTCCCCTCACAATGTTCTCTGGCGGCATCGTTAGTCCTACGAACGGCTTCCAGGTAAGGCAGCGTGCCGCTGGGGCCAACATGAGTGTGGATGTTGGTTCAGGCAATGCTGATACTGACGTTGCCATTGTCGAGGGTCGAGTTTCTGGTCAGGGCAACTACATTGTTAGGTTGTCTCCTAGCAGTGTGAACCTGACTGTTCCTGCCGCTGACCTGGCTAATAGTCGTATCGACCAGGTGTATCTGGTGGTGGAGGATGACGCCTACGATTCGTCAGGCAAGACGCTGCCCCGTCTGGCCTACAGGGACGGCACACCCAGCTCTTCCCCTCAGGCCCCTGGCCCTGATTCGTCGTGGACAGCGTATCTGCTGCTGGCAACCATCCATGTTGAGGCTTCTGCCACCAGCATCACTAATGACGACATTGTGGACGAGCGCCCCTTCAGCCTTCCTGTGGCTGCGTCTGGTGGCTACGTTCCTGTAGGTGCGGTGCTGCCTTTTGCTGGAACTGTTCCGCCTGCTGGCTACCTGCTTGCTGACGGTTCAGCCAAGTCTCGCACCACCTACGCTCGTCTGTTCGCAGTCATTGGCACCACTTATGGTGCGGGTGATGGCTCTACAACCTTCAACCTGCCTGACCTGAGGCAGCGCTTTCCTCTTGGTAAGGCAGCGTCTGGTACTGGGCGCACCTTGGGTGCAACTGGTGGGCAGATCAACCACACCCACAGTGGTCCTAGCCACACCCACGGCGTATCCCATAGGCACACCGTCAACCCTCCTAGCACTTCAACCAGCACTGCAGGCGCTCACACGCACAGCATTGACAACACAGGCAGCGCTGGTAGCCACTCCCACTCTGTGAG